TCTTCGACCGGTGGAACATAGAGCCGAGCGGTTGCGCTGGCGTCGGCATAGAAGCGACGGTCGCAGTGCTGATCGATAACTCGCGAGGCTTCGGTGATGCGTGCCTCGAGCATGGTGTCGTCGACGCTGTCGTTGATGCGCATCACGCTCTTGAGCTCAGCAAGCGTGCAGTAGCCGTTGGTGATGGCCATTAGATTCTCCAGACGCGGACATAGCCGCTGACGATTTCGTTAGCGCCATGCTCGGCAAGGAACCAAGCAACCTCTGAGCCTTTGCCCTGGTCGTCTTCGTTGTCGTCGACTGCGACGATTGAGCCAGGGGCCAGCAGGTTGAGAGCTGCCATGAGTTCGCTGAGGTGATGGGCTGCGGCTGGCTGCGGGTTCTCAAAGTCGACATCGAACGAGTCGAGGTAGAGAAAGTCGCAATGGCCGCTGAGTGTTGGGATCACATCGAGTGAGTCGCCGACGATTGCGGTCGTTGCTTGCAGTCCGAGTTCGGCGACAAGTTCTGCGCCGAGTGGATTGATGTCGATGGTGGTGACTGTGCCGCCGAGGTCGGTGGCGAGTTGGTCCCAGACGATCGTTGACTGGCCGTCGCCTTCCCAGTTGCCCAGGTCTCTGACGGTGCCGGTCTCAACGATGCGACAGCCTTCGCCCAGCAGCTCGGCGATGGTGGCAAATGCTTCGTGCCTTTTGCCGAGTCGGTCCCAAGCGATCATGCCGCCATCAGTTCGTCGATTTCGGCGAGCACTGGCAGCCAGTATTTGTCGAAGACGATCTTGTTGTCGTAGGTCTCAGCGTGTGCTCGAGCAGCAGCCTTTCGGTCTGCGTCTCGGGCGGTGTCGTAGGCGTGCTCAAGTTCCTCGAGCACTGAATGCACCAGCGGTGTGGCGAACCATGAGGTCTGCAGTGCGTCCCAGTAGGGCTGCACGGAGACGAGGTAGCCGTGACCTTCGACAAGCTCAGGCTGAGCGGTGAAGTTGGACACGATCGAGGGCACGCCACAGGCGGCGGCTTCGATGACTGGGACGCCGAACCCTTCGCCACGAGAGGCAGCCAAGTTGACATCCATCGCGCCCATGAGACCTGCGAGAACGAATGGCGGCAGACCTGCGTAGTAGGCCCACTGGTCAGTCCAGACGATTCGGTTCTCAGGGATACCGCAAGCGCCTGCAAGTTGCACGAGATCCACGCCGCCTTGTGCGCCACGTTTCTCGGTGTGCATGTAGACGTACACGTCGTCATGGCTGGCCATGAACTGGCCGAGCGCCAGCAGGTTCTCGCCCCACGCTTTGCGCATCGGTGCGATGCCCTTATTGGCAGCGACGATTCCGACCACGAATGCGTCGTCGGGGATCTTGAGAAGTTGGCGACCTGTCGCACCGTCAACGGTTGCGCCTGGTCGGAAGACTTTGGTGTCGACGCCGTGTGGAATGTAGCGATGGTCAATGCCGGCAGCCTCGAGCATTCGTGCGCCGTAGTTCGCCATAGCGATCGGCAGCACATTGTCTCGGCGGCACCATTCGAGAACGTCCGGCGGTGCGGGCGTGTGATCAATTGGTACCCATGAGGCGATGACTTTGATGTCGTCGAGCTTTGCGCCTTTGAACACCCAAGTGTCGAAGAGTGTGACTAGAGCGCTGGGTCGACCGGTTTGTTCTTGGGAGTATTTGAGGTGCGCGTCGAGGACGTCTGCCGAGTAGGGGTGAAAGCCGGTCGGGAGGACTTCGATGCCTTCCCATTCGGTGATGAAACCTTGCGTGCCGTAGTTGTTGGAGAGGGTGATGGGTCGGCCGGTGGCTTTGATTTGGCGCGCGACTTGCGCGGTCTGGACGCCGTAGCCGGTGCCTGCTCCTGCGAAGTTTGAATGCCAGCAGATTCCTGCACGGGTGTCGCCACTGACGCTTCGACTAGGTACTGCGCCAGGTACGGAGGTAACTCGACCTCTGTGTTGCGGATTACCACCCACATGTGAATTGCTCCGTCTCTTGCCCATGATGCTCCTCGCCCGATTGCCGTGTGTGCTGTCTGGTTGGCCGGTGGTGGCTCGCACGGGCAACGAGCCACCACCAACCAGACAAAGCCCGTAAAAGGTGAGGCGTCCGATCAGGACGCGCCACCTCGGAAACACTTGACTGCGTTTTGATCGACGACAGCGCCGTCTCCACGCCATGTGACGCGGAAGGTGATGAGGTCGTTCACGAAGCCAACGCTGTCGTCGCGTGCGAAGTCGATACCGCGCACCTGACGGACGTAGTAGCCAGAAGCCATGTCACCAAAGATGACCGACTTGGCGCTGGTGCCAGTGGCAACAACGTCTGGATTTTCGTTGACGACGTAGCCGAGCAGAGTGTCCGGCTGACCAGCCTGGAACGACGGCTGCCAGATGTAGCTGCCGTTGGTGTCCTTGATCTTGCGAACTGCAGCGACGGTGCTTGCGGCCATCTGAAACGATGCGCCACGACGGCGATAGGAAGAGTTGACCGAATAGACCAAATCCACCAGATTCTCGTAAGTCGGAACGCCAGCAACGCCGGTTCCACCAGTGACGCCGGTGCCGCAGCCGACAGACAGCCCCTGGGGTTGAGTCGTAGCGGTGCCGACCGTGAGACCAGCGTTGACCGCCGTCCCCATGCCGACCGCTGCCTGACGGGCCACGAAGTCGAGAAGATTCAAGTCTCCGAGACCTGAATCTTCGACAACCTCACGGCTGAGCTGGAACGTGGCGGCGTACTTGAATGCGCCAAGGGTGACGAACGCTGCGAACGTCGGGTCAGATTCCGTGATTGCTGTGCCTTCACCGATGATTGCTGGGGCGGTGTAGGTAGCGGTGCGAGGAATCTGCAGGTTCTCGCCACTGTTCGTGGTGAGGATGGTGACGACGTTGCCATCAAGCATCGGGCCTTGGACGACGAGCTGCTCAACGAGCCGATCGTAGAACGAGGTTGCTACTGGTGCACCGGTGCTGGACTTGGTGACGTCACGGGTATCGAACGAAAACGAACGACGCTCGCCGTTGGCGAGTTCACGAATGATGTCGCTGTCGGTCTTCTCGGAAGGAGCAACGGCACGCGTGCCGAAGTCAGCCGGGACGCCGAGAGCGGCGCGTGATTCGTCGATTGCACGCTCGCGTGCTTCGATGTCGATGATGTTCTTGCGACGTGCATCGAATGCGTCGATGTCGTCGTTCATGCGGGTGAACTGCTCAGCCTCTTCGGCTGAGAGGTCACGGTTCTCGGACGCTGCGTGATCGAGAAGAGACTTAGCTTCTTCCCAGGTACGCGCGCGCTGTTCCGAGAGGCGAGTGACGAGTTCGTCAGTCATGGTTGCCTCCGTGGCGGTTGGGTTGGGTTAGTGGATGCAGGTGGTGGTCAGTCGGTGGTTGCGCATGGGGGGCGCTCCGGGCGATGGCTCCGAGCTGCAGATTCGATGCTCAGCGCTTGGCGTTGAGCTCGAGCATGCGACGAGCAAGATCGACTGGCAGACCGTCTTCGGCTGCGTCGACTGGCTCGGCGATTTCTTCGGTGCTGCGAACTTGCGCACCTTCTGTGGCGGGGTAGGCGGGGAAGCCAGTCACCACTGAGACTTCGTGCAAGATGATCTCCCGCAGTTCACGCGAGCTGCCATCCTCTGACCATGAGTCGCCGCCACGGGGCACCGAGAAGCCGAAGCTCATCGAGTGCACGTCGCCGCGCTGCATGAGAATTGAGAGGTCGCGACCGTAGGTGGTGTCAGGTAGATCGGCTTCGACATACAGGCCACGCTCATCTTCGCTGAGCGACAACGTCGCAGAGCGTGTGCTTGCCAACACTTGGTCGGTGTTGTGATTCAAGAACATGCGCTTCTCGCTGTCTGATTTCAGCGAGCGACGAAACGCACCAGGGGCGATGGTCTCAATGAACGGCAGCGGCTCCGATGGGGAGTTGAACACTGCGGCATAACCAGCGAACCGCATCGGCATCTCGGTGTCGGCTTCTACAGCACGCAGCTGCAGGCCGTCGACCTCAACGGTGCGGAACTCGACATCGCGACCGCCGATGCGGCGGTTCTCGATCTCTACGGCGGTGTAGCGAACAGGGGTTTGTTCGGGCATGGTTTCATCCATTGGCTCGGAGACAGGCCCCTGCGCCGTGTCTTGGTTCAGCTCTTCGGTCATTGCGATCTCCATCATCGGATCGGTGGCTCAGCGTCTGTGCCGACTGGCGGTTGCGCTTCGCTTGTGCCTGCGACGATTGCGCCTGGCAGGACCATGACGAAATCGTCACCATTTTCATAAGGCTCCATGCCTTCACGCTCACGCGCTTCGTTGGGCGTCAAGATGCCCGACATGATTGCGCTCTGATAGGCACGGATGCGTTCGGTCGTGTTGGCACGAAGGAACGCTGAGGTGTCGAACTTGATCTCGCGAGGTGCAACCATCAGACCGCTCAGCGCTTTCTCGATGCGCACAAGCCACGGCAGCAACGTGTAAGTGACGAAGTGCATGCCAGCCGATTCGTTGTTCTGGTAGGTCTGCGAGTCGCCGCGTGCGCCGATCATGTAGTTCGGGACTCGGAAGATGCGCGCGATGTCGTTGATCGTCTGCTCACGAGACTCGGCAAGTTCCATGTCTTGGGCCGAGGCGGTGATTGGCTTCCACTTCATGCCGTTGGTAAGAACGGCTGGTCGACGCTTGCGGCGGTGTGAGGTTTCCCACGTTGCCTGCAGCACCTTCGCCTGGTCTGTGGTCATGTCGCCGTCGACCTCGAGCACCGACGAAGGCGTTGCGCCTTCGGAGTACCACTGATTGACGAAGCGTGCCTGAGCAAGTGCGAGGCCGATGGTGTTGCGCTGCATCTCGATCGGTGACAGACCGACTGCAGATTGCGGCGGTGTCCACCAGCGCAAGTGCAGCATGTTGTTGAGATCGATGACGATGCCGTTCGTCGTGTAG